TATAAGATGTGTAATAAGCTGGATTCTCGAGAACGTTTCTCTGTATAACTGGTGGTGTGATTGTTCCATAGTAACCTTGTCCTATTAGACTACGTTTAATTATATTTTTCTGTGCAATTTCTTTTAATTCAGCGAGTGCTTCTGCCTCACTGCATGGTTCTGGTAGATTATTGTCACCTCGAAGTAGTATTGAATCGGGGACAACCTCTCTAACTAACTCATCTAATGATGTGAGACCCAAATCTTCTAGCATTTGAGTCTGTTGCTCCTGTGAAGGACCAATGTGTCTTCTGATAAAATCCATATACTATATTATAACATAAAAAAAGACACCCCGAAAGGTGTCTTGATAAAAGGATATAAGCATCTCGCTTACATTAGGTTTGTTACCTTTACCCTTCTGTAGTAACGGTTAGCGTTGCTAGTTAAAGCACCCTGACCTTGTGTTAGACCCTCAGCGAATGGGTTTGCAACCATTCCGTAACGAGTCTTAAAGCCAATTTTTGGTTGGAATGTATCCTGACCAACGGCTCTAACCATTTGTAGAGGCACGTAAGGACAATAGAATAGTCCTGCATCGTATGCGCTACTACCTTTATATCCTGCAACATAGAAGTGAGAGTCACTTACGTTTGCTGAATAAGGGTCAACATAAACCTTGATTCTTCCGTTAAGAGTACCAGCAAGTGTGCTGCTATTGTCATCAGGAAGTAGGTTGCTGTTGCCTGCAAGAGCTGGAGTGTAATCAAGCACACCCGCCATAGATAGAGCACTAGCTACGTCTGCTGAGCAGATTAAGATGTTACCCTTTCCTCTACGAGTTTCATGCCCGATAGCATTCATATCTCTTTCAATCTGGAATAATAGTCCCTTGAATTTCTCAACTGACCATCTACCATTTGAGTCAACGTCTAGGTCGAATGTACCAGCAGTTGCTGTGTTATTCTGTGCACCTGGGCGAGCAATTTTGTAGACTGTTCTTACAACTTCACGGTTGATTTCAGCAAGCACTTCTGTTGAAAGAATGTTTGCTAATTCAGACTCAGCGTCTAGTCCGTGAACTGCCTTCAAGTCTTGAGCAAGCTCTAAACTGTACTCTGCCTTTAGGGCTCTTGACTTAGCAGTAACTGTTACTTTCTCGATTGAGAAACCCATTTCGTTGAAATGGTTTGAGCTACCGTCGCCAAGTGCTTCAGACTGAGCAGTTGTCATACCCTGTCCACCGATGGTGTAGTTTCCTGCACCGTCTGCAAGTAAACCTGGGTTAGAACCTGTCTGGTCGTTAGAAGCAAGACCGTCTGCACTATTCTCTGAAGAATGCTCTGTGTCTACTTCGTTAAAGAATGTCTCAACAGCACTGTTGTTGATGTCTCTGTTTGTGCCTTTTGTAGAGCGCATTGCAAAGATAAGTCCTGTAGGACCTGTCATTGGTTGCACACCGCAAATGTCGTAAGCAATAAGCTTAGGCATACTACGACGGATTAAGCTGATTAATACTGGGTCAAAACCTGCAACTGGACCTGTAGCTGTGCTACCACCAGAGAAACCAGTACCACCAAGAGAGTTGGTTGGTGCTGCTTCAGTTACTAATCCTCTTTCTTCTTTTAGGAATCTTTCTTGATTCTCAAGGAGTACTGAGGTTACCGATTTTCTATACTTATCAGAAATCTCTTCGATTTCAGAGTGATTTAGAATAGGAGCCCACTTTTCCTGTAGATGTTCTGCGTTAAACATTTAAGTTTGTGGATGATTGTTTACTTTCCCCAACGACTGATTGCCTGCACGTATGCTGACATTGAATCAGTTGAAGGTGTTTCCGCTACTTCCTTAGACTCGGTTACTACTTCAGCAGTACCCTTTACCTCAGGTTTTGTAGAGAAATATGATTCACGTAGTGTAGAAACTTTCTCGCGGAAAGATTCTTCATTATCAAACTCAACAGCTTCCGCTAGAGAAATAAGCTTCTCTTTCTGAGAGAGACTTAAGCCCTCTGCGATTTCTGTCACAATCCCATTCTTAATATAGTTGCCGACTTGCTTAGACAATCCGACGTTTTCTTCAATCGACTCGTTGAGTTTTTCTTCCATAGTATTAAGTTGTCCCTGTAGGTCATCTACTAGGTCAACTTTCTCGTCAGGAATTTCAATGAAATTCTCAACGAAAACTTGTTTGATTCCATCCAATACGGATGTTGCCATCTCTTGCTTAATTCCTGCTTCAACAGCGAGATTGTTTTTCTCCATCCACTGTGATACAGAGTAAGTAAGATACTCATCAACCTTTTCTGCAAGGTCTTTTTTGACTGAATCAATTTCTTCTTCAAGGACTTTTGCATAATCCTCGTGCATTTTGTCTAGCTCTTCGTTTAGACGAGAGACAACAGCAGCTTCAAAGATTGTTTTTGCTTTATCTTTGAATTCCTCACTAAGGTTTTCACCTTCAGTAAGTGCAGCAACGTCAGCAGAAAGGTCAACTTCAATGACTGCTCTTTCTTCTGATTCGTCCTCAGCAATGACCTCGCCTTCTGGCTCGTGTCCTGCTTTAACATCACCTTTATCAGACCATGTTGCTGTTGCAGATGATGCATCAGATGGTTTTGTTGTTGGTGCAGCAGCATTACCACCCGCGACAGTTTTCATTTTGTTGCTGTCGTCGTCTGGTTTGCTGTTGAAAGGTGTAGGACCGCCTAAATCTTGGATACCCGCAAGACTACTACCGTCAGAACCCAGCTTGGGCATCGGTTCGCCTGGCTTGGCATTTGCGGTTACACTCGATTCATCTAGAGTTTTATTCTCTGTTGACATTGTAGTCTCCGAAATCTGTAATTGTAAGCTATTTGCTATATTTATTTATACTTAGAAAGATTTTAGTAGCTGTTGAAACGCGGAAAGTTTGATTTCTTCCATCTGGTTTTGCGCAGCATTCTTAATTCTTCCTTTGATTTGGTCTATTGTTTGCTCGTGTATAGCACCACCCGCATAGACCCACTCCCTTCCTTCCATAATTCCATTGACGAAAGCGTCAGGAGCAGAAGGATCTGCTACTATATCAGCAGCAGTTGCAAGCATGAAGTCGTCAGCAACGATTTTTATACCGTTTTCTTCCTTGATTGACCCCAATCCTCTTGAGGATACACCAAGTCTTACTCCTTCATCTAAAAGATTCTTAGCAATATTACCCATAGGTGTGTCTAAGATTCTTGCTTTTCCTACAAAATTATTACCTTCTTGTTTGAGTGAGGTAATCAAATGTGAAACGCGGTCAAGATTGATAGTAGGACCATCAGGATGACCTAACTCACCAAGTGAGCGTCCATTCTTAATGTAAGACTCATTGTATTTATCCACTTCTCTCGCAAGAGTTTCCGTGCGATACATACGTCCGTTACGATTTTTAATTGCACCCTGTAAAAATACACCTTCGATAAAATGGTTTTTTCTACCACCCTTACCTTCTGTGATAACTACTTTACAAGTTTCAATCTCTTCCCGAATCAGTTTCATCTGGAGTTTCCTCTGGTGTTTGTGCAACAGGTGCTTCGGCATCTTCTGGTTGCTCTGTATTTTCAGGTCCTTCTTCCTGAGGAGCAAACATTGCTTTACCGACTTCCTGTTTTTTATCGTCCACAGCTTTAACAGCAGCAGCGTTCATACCAGTTGCAACGTAATCTGAAAGGTCTTTCTGACCTCCAAACAGCGCATTAACTATATCTTGAGCAGCTTGTGTTGGCATAATGTTAGTTTATCGTAATAATTATTTATATATCTCCCTTTTTATAGTCCGCAGGCTTGATACCTTGCTCCGCAGGGTCAACTGGTTCTGGCTCTAAAGACATTGCCATTTGCTCATGCTCCATGCTAGGCATAGCGAGTGGGTCGATTGCTTTTCCTTCCTTAATTTCAGCTTCCATTTGCTTATCTAAGTCTTGGAAGAGTTGCTCTGGTTGCTTCAACACTTGCTTACGCAAATATTCAAGGGAGAAGTAGCGACCAACAAAGGGATCCATCTGCTGCAGTAATGCCATACGAGCATTCTGTATTTCTTGCTCTTTTAATTCAGAGAAGTAATTATCAGCGATGAAATCATACTGTATATGCTCCTTCATCTCATCCCATTCTTCAAGAGTAAAGATACCCTTTAAAACGACTTGAGTTTTTAGGAGGTCACTGAATAAATCAGAGAATCTTTTGCGCAATCTGACTACAAATTTCTGGAATTTTACTTCGTCTCTTGTAATCTCAGCACTTCTTCCAACATTAAATGCGGAATCAGATTCTAAACGTGACTCGGGTACGTTGAGTGAGCGGTAGAGTTTCTTCTGGAAGTACTTGACGTCCTCAAGTTCTCCAAGATTTTGTCCACCTGGGAGCGTAGAGATTTCAGTGCCTCGTCCCCCTTCTCTTCGTGGTAACCAGAAGTCTTCGAGCATTGACATGAATTTTTTGTCATCTCTTATCTCTCCTGTGTCTGCATTGTATACTAATTTATTTCTATAGCGAGCCATAACCTCACGGAGGTATTGCTCTGCCTTTTGTTTTGGTAAATTTCCTACATCGATGTAGAAAATCCTACGCTCAGGTGCGCGGGACATTCTATATATCACCAAACTATCCTCAATCATACGGAGTTGATTAAGGGCTTTGATTGATTTATGTAAATGTGACAACACAAAGTTGCGTTGCATATCCATTTGTCCTGAGTGACAGAAACAAATAGCATCTGTAGCAATTTTTATACCTTGATTCTCATACCCTTTTAATCCTTTAGGACTGTATATAAAATACTCAACTGCTTTAGGTATAAGCGCATTAACCTGTGGGTCTACAGGTGATATGCGGTCTTTTGGTTTATCGTATTCGATTACTTTTTTAATCTTACGAGGGTCAATATACCTTAACTCAGTGATACCCTTCTTAGGATCTTCTGGGTCTATCATTTTATGATAAAAAAGACGACCATCGATATACCATCTACGGAAAATATCGTATGCTCGTCTGTCAAAATCTAGTAAAGACAATATATTTTCAAACTCTTCACGAATTCTATTCTTTACACTCTGAGAAACTTGTAGATTTGATAACTCAATATCTACTGGGTGGTCGTCAAGGTCACCCGCGATTGCTTCATTAGTAATATCAGCGATTGCTGCGTCAGCTTCTGGGTGAATAGACATCTCACGATATCTACCTATGAGTTCTACCTCATTTGATTTATTTGCGGAGTCACCTAGGTCAACGTACTGCCCAAAATAACCACCCGCTACTATGGGTTGCGCTGCATCATCACTATCTTTATGCACAAAAGAAGGACCCTTTTGGGCATCCTTCTTTTTGCGCTCAAGTGAATAACCAAATAATTGTGACATTCAACTTTTCCGCTACTATTATATGTTTATTTATTATACCACAGATTAGTAGTTTTGGAAACTACGTGGTCTTGGCAGTCTCGTAACCTAAGTTAGTATCATCAGCATAACCCCAGTGTTGTACTTGGAATTCTACTGTATATTCCTCAGGAGTGTCATTACTATCCCATGCTAAATCAATAGCAGAGATGTTAGATGGCCATATCTGATGGAATTTATAAGACTTAGCAACTGCTCCTTGACGGTTAAACTGTCTGACTATAGCGTCTGCACAGTATTCACCTGGGTTGGAAGTATTCTGTAAGTTTTGCTGCAATGCCTGTATGTTAGTAGACCATGCTTCAAACTTAGAGCGAAGTGCAAATCCTGCATCATTGAGAATGGTAACTGTCCATGGCTCGAATGTGCGGTCTCCTGCAATCTTTAATACACGACCTCTGTAAGGTACGTCAATCACACCCACAGTTGATGCGGGAATGTTTGCTGCCTTTGCTAAGACAGTTGTGATACCTACGGTGGCAGCATTTGATGGATTATTTTTACCTAATCCTGCAAGACCTTCCGCAGCAGGACCTGTAGCACCAGGTTCTCCCCCTATAAATGGGACTTTTTCTGCTATTGTAGGGAAACCTAATTCGATGTGAAACAGGTTGGGGCGTGCTAAATCCCCTATCTTATCCCTAAAGCTGGTTATTGGTAGACTTGAAAATTTCTTGTCCATTGTTTTAGTGACTCCTTAATTAGTTAACGATTTCAGAGAAACTAGAACCAGTCCTAGTTGCGGTGAATGTAAGTGTGATGAAGTTAATCGACCTTGTTGGTTTAACGAAGATTTCAGCGAAGAATTCACCTCTATCTATAGCCTCAGGTGGGTTGTTTGTGCCATCGCAGACTACGAGGAAGTCTACAACACCGCGTCTTGACTGGACGGAGCGGAGGAAAGGCTCAACTATATTCTTGAATTGTGAGCGAGTAAACTCGTCGTTTAATTCAAATAACTGTGACTTAGCAGCGTCTGATATTGCTTCTTCCATCACTAGGAATAAGCGTCTGACGTTGATTCTGTCGAAGGCAGACTGATAACCAAGTGCAGTCTTGTCTCCGAAGAGCACAATTCCTTCACCTGGGAATGCTACGATTGGGTTAACCCTTGCAGCATAAAGTCTATCTCTATGGTCTTTTAGAGGTGAGTATGCAAGTTTAATTGCATTAAGAATGTTTCCTCTATTGAATCCTGCAGGAGAGAACCATGCTTCTTGGTTAAGAGTTGTGCTTAACACAAGTCCTGCCATGTCTCCGTTACATGGAATGTAACGATAAACATCATTATACTTATCGTAGATATACTTGTAGTTGTTATCAAATACAGCGTAAGATGTAGATGCCAACTGGTCAAAGTAATCGATAGTCTTAGTAACGATGTCGTTTGTGCTAGGTTGTCCTATAACATCACCTCTATGTGGTGAGATGAATGCCATGCAGTCTTTTCTAGAAGAAGCGATTGACATAATGTGCTGTGCCTTAGCGATTGTATCACTAAGTTGTGACATGCTAGACCCCATAAGGATGTAGTCTATGTCAATAGTCTCAGCATCATCAAACAATGTATATGCGGAAAGTGTTTCTGGACGTGCTACTGAGTAACCGTCAACTCCACCTTGTAGTGCATATCTAATTGTTGATTGATGTTTTGTCCCGATTAATGGTTTAGCAGATGGGTTAGTGCCTGTTGGGTCATCTAAATCATTGATTGATACAGAAGACTTGATAAGGTCAAACTCTCTGTTGATACCTGATAGACCGAATCCACCTGATGAATTAGGGTCTTTATCGTAGATATCACCTGTCTCGTGACTACCCCAGAAGAGGTATTGTGACTGTGCTTTGATTACATCTTTATAGTAGATGTTATCTCCTTGAGGTGACTTAGCATCTGATGCTTTAGAAACATCTGTGAATTTCTCAACAACTGAGCCAGGTGTGCCTGTTAGTTGTCCGTCTCCATCAATAACCAAAATATGCATTAGGTCATTGTGTCCACCTCTTTCTGATACCCATGCAGAGGTTGTAGGACGTGGAGCAATGTTAGTCCACATTGTGTTAAGACCGTAACTACGTGTTGTGTAGTCTGACTCAACGTTAGCAATCGAGATTGTTGCAGCGTTTTTATCTACAACTGTCTGGTTTGGTTGGAAGTTTGGTGATAGTGGAAGAAGTGAAACACGTAACTGACGTGAAACGCTTGTTACAACTGCGCTGTCTCCTGTAGCAGAGCCAGGTGTGTTAGAGTTGTTTGCCAACTCAGTAATTGTATCTCCAACTTCGATGATGTCTGATGCAGTGTCATCGATAGTCATCTCTAACTTACGAGTCTCAGCATCCCATGCAACAACACGACCAGTAATACCACCTGATACAGCAGTAATGAAGTTGTCTTTCTCGAATGCACCTACCATTGTTGCACCCGCGTCCATCGTTACAATCACGGTGTAGGAATAAACCTTACCGTAGATGTTTGCGGAAGAGAATGCTAAGTCAGCGTTGTTTGTGAATTCCCATTCAGAAGATGTTGGTGCAGCAAGATAAAGCACTTGGTCAGCACCCGCGTCTGTCATTACAACACGTAATGAGTTAGCGTATTTTCCTGCAGTCCTTCCTGCCCACTTCCAGTTGTTAGATGCAGTCTCAACAGATGCTTCGTATACACTCATTGATTTGATGAGTGGAGCAGTAACACCAGTAGATGTTTGCTCGTTGATTTCTGTCTTTGCAGCAGTTACAGTTTGAAGTGTAACAGTTGACCCATCAGTGTGTGCAGCAGCAGTAGAACCTAATACTCCGCGCTCAACTGTGAGGTTGTCCCCAGCTACACCAGAGATTCTTAGAAACTCATCGTCAATTCTGATGTATGAGTTTGTGCTTCCTGCAAGTGCAGTAGCAGAAGTAACTGTTAGTGTAGTGTCAGATGAAGTAAATGTAGACCCTTCGTTGATTGTGGAAGATGTGCCTGCGGCTTCAATAAGAGTTATAGATGATTTTGCAGCGTGTGATGCAGCAGATGTCTGTAACTGTCCTCTGGATACTGTGATGTCTAATCCATTGACAGCTCCAACAACCATCAATTCAGCGTCGACGAATAATACGTCACTTACATCAAAGTCAGTTGCTGATTCAACTGTAAGTGTAGTATCTGTTGCGCTAAAAGATGTTATGGTGAATTGTGCTGTATCAATCGCGTTTTTGAGTGCGGTGTTATCTGCACGCACTACGCGGAGTGACCCGCCATAAAGTAAGAATTGTGCTGCTGTAAACCAATACTCGTAATTTAATTCGTTTGGTTTACCAAATGTTGCAAGCAGTTCTTTCTCACTTGTTATAGTTACTATGTCTTCGACAGGACCTTTTTCAAATGCACCAACGACAGCAGCCACGTTATCAACGGTGGAATTTACTACGTTAGTGAGGTCTCTTTCTAAAACAGCAACTCCTGGGGAAAGTTGTGTTGATGCCATTAGGTTAATCTCCTGTGGGATTCCAATTTACAATGCTGAAATTATTTATAGAAAGGGTGTTTTACACTGGGGAAACAAGACGTGAATTACCAATCAGGGTAGTCACCAACAGGAGTCTTACGTTTACGTTTACGTTTTACTCTCCATATAGTACATGACTTACATTCATATG